ATGATGCTTCATCGATCAGACCTGAAGGATCACCTAGTTTTATTAAACTTGTAGATGACGCAACAACAAAAGCACTTGATGTTACCTATGCAAAGCAACCTGAAATACCTTTGTTTAGAGAAATATCTGCATTCATTACTCGTAACGGTTTGACCGTAGCTGTACCTTTTCCAAGATTTATGTTTAATAGTATGGAGCTTATGGGTCAGTATGCTGCAGGAGCATCTATACCATTAACACGTAAGGTAAAAGATCTTGTTACATTATCAAATAGTGGACCACTAACATCAAAGGATAGACAACGTATTAGTCGTAACCTTATGGGCATGGCTGCTGTAGGTGCAGCTTATTGGTATCGTAGCTCTGACCAAGCTCCTGCTGAATTTAATCAAGTAGCTATAGGTAGTGAAGCACAGATGGATACTACACCAACATATCCCGTAGCACAGATTATGTATTTAGGTGACGCAGTTAAACATTTAGTCAGAGGAACATTTGATAACTGGTTTAATACGCAAAAGTTTGTAGAATTATTTACAGGAACTAATTTTAGAACGGGTGTTGGTAACTCTATAATTGAAGAGGTGGCATTAATTGCTGATGGTGCAGACTTAACAACAGAGGAATCTGTAGGACGTGCTGCAGGTAGAACATTAGGAAATTATCTAACAACATGGGCTGTTCCTCTTGCTCAACTTATTGATTTGGAACGTGCTCTAGGCATTAGGGGAGATGAATACAAGGATGTATCTAAAGATCCAAATCTTAATATGGTAGACTCATTTGGCAATGAGATAAAAAGATCTTTTCAACAACGTGGGTTCGGTTTATCTGCAGAAGAAGAGGCTGAACTACCCATGCAAGAGTATCCATTCTACCCCGATGGTAAAAAACGTTTATCACCTGCATTTAAGTTTGCTGGTGTATCACTTACATCCCGTCCATCTGAAACAGGTGAGTACTTAATGAGCCTTGGATTTGACTATAGAGACTTTGGCAGTAAATCAAAAGTACCAACTATCAAACGATTTGAACAGCAGATGATTAATGGTCACATGGACACTCTCGTAGACACGGCTCAAGCTCAAGAAAGTAAGTTAAGAAAGCAATATGCAGTCGCACCTCAAGTACTACGTGATGAATTTACTGAAGAGGAATACGTAGTAAATAAATTACGTCCATTAATATCTGAACAGCTATCTTCTTTTAAACAAAAGATTAGAGAGGGTGCAATTGCACAGGGTGATTCATATGCAAGGGCTATGTTAGCCTATCGTAGAATACAACCACAGTTTCGTAAACTTGCAACAACAGACTTCATAGAACGGTATGGTAAAGCACCCGACCCAACTAGTGCAGACGATCTAAAACGATTGACTAAGATTGCAGAAGTTTACAAAGAAGCATACTAAACAGGGGGCCGTTAAGCCCCCTTCTTTTTTAGCTGCTCAAGAAACCACTCTAGCATTTTAATTAGTTCTTCTCGTAATTGATCTGGTTCGTTGCCTTGGTTACGTTGCTGCAGAAACTTCTTTGCTTCTTCTTCCAGACTCATATTGTAATATCCGTTTTAACTGCTCATAGTAGGCTTTCGTAAAGCCTCTCTCCCACTCTCTCCACTGCATTGTGGCGGTATGATATGGGTTCCACACCTTACCACGTTTAAAGGCTGTATAACCCTGATCAAATTGAAACCTCAATGGGGCATCGTACTTGCCAAGGTTACGTTCTTTACGAGAGAGTTTTTTAATGTTCATGCTGCTTCTCCTATATTGATTAATGTTGCCTCAGTGTAAGGTATATGATAGAACTGTTCTCCTTTTATAATGTTTCTACCATGTGCTTCTCGCAGTCGATCCTTTGTAAGGCTGGTATCTTTGATACGCCATGCCTGTTTAAGATCTTTGCGGAAGATGTAAAAGTTTAGTACGCCATCTGCGTCCTCATACTTTTCTAATAGTCTGGTCTTGCGTTCAAGTATACGTATCTCCTTCCAATCTGTAGGCCAATCTCCTGTCCATGCCAGTTTGATTTCAGCCTCGTTATAATAAGTGCAATCTTTCTTTGTAGAGATTACATCTGCCGCAGTGTAATTCTCTGTTTCATCTTCTATTGTATGTCCTGCACTTTTTAAATACTCAACAAGAGCATTCTTTGCTGGTGCATCATATGCATTATACAATGCATTACTAAACTGTTTTCTTACTGGCATGATATTCTCCTAGTATACGTTAGCTGCTTCTTTGATTATCTCCCATGTACCTTCGATCATGGGTATACCGACATCTGCCAGTAATCCTATTGTAACAAGTGTTGTTGCAAACATTTGAATTAGTTCCATTGTATTTCTCCTTTATGTTAAGTCTACGATTTCACATACATCACCAGAGCAAGCCATAGTTTGCATAGCAACTGTGTTATCTTCTTGCTCGTACTCTGATAGTGCATTCCAGTTAATGCGTTCAGGCATCTTAGCCAGTAAAGCATTATATTCTTCTGCTGTACAGTCTTGATATGGTGCTTGTTGATAAGTATGATCAGAGTGTGGCAAGAATGACACACCTGACATCTCGTCAAAGTGTTTGAACACAAATGCACCTACCTCTAACCATTCACTGTCACGTACAGAGATAGTCACACTAGGCTTATGCTCACACCAGTGTCGTTGATACGTGAGCCACATCTCTAGCTGTTCTATGGCGGTCATATCATTACGTGTTACTGCATTTGCAGGTGACTTCTGAGGGAAACTAAAGACTGTAGTTGTGTCTCCCTTAAACACGCATGGTTCGTTTGGTATTCCCTGATCCTTCATAAACTGTGTTAAGGGATCTTTGTTGTCTCCTCTAACGGTTCTGATGTAATAGGGGGAATGTCTGGCATGTATTCCACTGGCTGAGTCAACGAGTTGGGAGACTGTACCAGATGGCTTAACACAACTGATGCTAACAGAAGCATTAATACCAAGATGAGCCGCCCACTCAGCATTCGTTTCAACAGCAACTTCACGTAAATGGTCAAGGGTTTTCTCCAATCCTTTATTTTGTGTGGTCATTAAGGGGTTATCCATTATCCCTGTGAGAGACACACCAAGCAGTCGTTCCTCTTCTGTATTGCGCTGCCACACCTTTCGCAGATATGGGAACTTGGTGTAGGTTGATTGAATAGTTCCCAGAATGGTTGCAAGACGGACCTTTCTACTAAGACTGTCGATAGTATCTGTAGACCTGACCACAACTTCTGTAAGATTACAGAACTGATATGGACGAAGAATGATTTCACTGCATGGATTAGTGCCAAACTCGTAGTTAGGATCACGTCTACCATACTTAGCAGCCTGTTTCTTAGATGCTTCACGATTAAATACTCCTCTCTCTCCAGACTTAGACTCTACCAGTGCAGTCCACTCTCGCATGAATGTTTCTACATCAGGCTTCTCTGTATATGCAACACTATTATTTGCCAAGGCACGGTGTGCGGCAGTCTCCCACCACTGTCCTGACTTAGCATGACGCATACGGTCATCACTCAGGTTGGACAGGCTGATCATTGCTGATCTACGTACACCACCAACCACTACGATCTGACCAATGAAACACATCAGGTCATGGCACTCTATACTGGATAGTCTACGACCCTGTGCATTCTTGAATGTGGTTACAGTAAAGTTAAACAACTCAACAAGAGGTGCAGGTCCACTAGCTCTACCACCAAACGTCTTTAGTCTTGCACCTGCAGGACGTACAAGAGAGACATCCCACTTGGGAATCTCACCAGCCCAGAGGAGTGCCAACAATTGTCTAAACGCCTTAGCCCATCCCTCCTTACTGTCCTTGACAACGATAGTAGTATCGCTTTGGAAGAGAGTAGGGATTTCAGGGAGCTTACTGATGAACTGTCTCTCAACACTGAAGCCAACACCAGTACCACAAAGCAAGATGAACATAGCCTCGTCGAAGGACTTAGGATCATCTACGGGTAAGTAACTACAGTTATAACCTGCAGTGTTGTCACGTTCTAATGCAGGGCCAGCGGTCATCATGGCTCTCATAGATGGCATTACCTCTAGCCCAAGTATAGCTTGTTCAATGTCGTGTGCAATGTTTAAGTTTTCTTCACTCTCACCACTGTTTATTACAGGTTCAACTACATTATCCATGTAACGTGCTACTGTCTCGTCCCAATTCTCACGACCATACCCATCAAAGTATTTTGCATATCGTGATTTGTGTATAAAAGATTGATAGTCTGTAGGTAGGTAGTTACTCATCTTGTATCTCCCGACCCAGACAGTGTGCCTTTCTCCTGACGTTGACGTAGCTTATCAAGGTTAGCTTGTGCTACATCTTCCATCTTTAATCCCAAGTCTTTGCAGATAGCCGCAATGTACCAAAGACAATCTCCTATCTCTGAACCGATAGCTTCTTTGTCAAGTTTACCATCACGTACAATCTTCTTTACTTTGTTTGCTACCTCACCAGCTTCACCTGCAAGTCCTAGTGTAGGGTACAGCACCTGTACAGATGCAGGATAGATTGCTGTTGTGGCAGCTTGTCTTTGATAATCATTCATGTTCATGCGTCAATCCTCTACTATTATTTTCATTGCCCTTACGTCCATTCCATCCACATCATGGATTAGATTACGTAATGTTTCGTCCACTTCTTCTACCACCATACCGTCTACTGGCATGGGGTAGTCATCCTCATCAAGATCAATCGTCAAAAGTATCTTTACTCTCATTACTTTGATCCTCTATTAATGCATCCAGATACCATCTGGCTTTCTTCAAATCCTCTAGGCCGTTCTTATAACGATAACGCCAGAGATACTTCATTATATTACCTTGTAAATAATATTGAAACCCATCACCCGTAGCTGCACGAATGGCATCTATGCATTCAATACCAGCTTGGTTGTAGTGTGGTGGGTTGTTTACAATATCTACCATTCGCACTCTCCTTTCAAAAGTTTACTTTGATTACGTTGTCTTTACATTCCGTAACCTTAGATTGCTTTTCTTTCCTCTCCTCTTCTAGCACATTCTTTGCATACTTGTAAAGCATATCTCTGAACTTTACGTTCTCTTCCATCAAAGGTACAGAGGCACAAAGCATAGACCCAAGTTGCATCATGTGAAAATAGTCATCGTCTGACAGGGTATTATCCTGTGAGGTTACTAGTCCTACAAGTAACTCACCTGTCCATTCTCCTTTCGGATCAAGGAATGGTGATAGCCGTACAAGTATATCATTGTCATCAATGTCCTCAAAAACTGTAGCCATGCTAACTCCTCTTCACTTTCTTGAAAGGAAACTGGATAAAATCTGGGTGCATATTTTTACCTTTCTCCTTCAACCACTCTTGTGGTATTACACGGTCACTGTACATAAACTTATTCTTTTCACACCATGAAGCATACGTAGACTTAGCACCCTTACTTAGCTTGCGTTTGCTACTCTCAAATATGAAACGTATATCCAGTGTAGGATGTTGTTTCTTGATACAGATATGTTTACGTCTATCATCTGCAGTGAACCTACCCTTAACCTCAACGATGATACCGTTGGGTAATATAAAGTCAGGGGTATAGGTGCGATACATCAAGTCTTCCCACTCTATCTTGAGGCATTCGTACTTGATAGGTATCTTGTTCTCTCGTAAAAAGTCTTTGACTTTTATCTCAAGACCACTCCTATACCCGTGCTTCAAAGCAGCTTTGAATTGCTTGTAATGCACTAGAACTTCCAATGAAGATCTAAAGGAAAGCTAAAGGAAGAGGTTGTGATACCTAGCTCCTTTAGTTCCTGCCTAACAGCCTCGTCTGCTTCTTTGCGAGCTTGCATAGCTGCACGTAGCCCTGCGTATTTAGCTTCACGTAGGGCTTTCTTTTTTGCTGCAAGTTCATGTTCCATTGCACTAATGTGTTCTTGCATCTCCTTGATCTCAGCATCTCCGATCATACGTCACTCCTTTCTACATATTGCACAATAGGTGGCTCCTTTGCTTGTGATACCTTGGATGGTATCTCTTGCAATGAAGGCCAACACTCCTGACGGAAGTCGCAGAACTTGCAACCTTCATCAAGCACATAGTTTCCTGTTGCTTTCCCCCGAAACAATTCGGGTACAGGGGAAAAGCACCGTTGGAAACTATTGTCATTAACAGTCTCCACGGTATCTCTTATCTTACGCAGTTGCTGTTGCATGTCAATCTCAGATTTAACATACTTGAACTGCCCGTTGGCTTTGTTTATAACCCACCAACCACCAGCTTTGTACCCAGATGCTTGGGCATAACCAGCAAGTTGACTAACATAACCAAACGAATCCTTGTCTGCCAAAGACTCGTATGATTTAAACTTGTTTCTGTAACTCCAATCAGATGCAGACTTTACGTCATCTACAGAATTTTCAATAACAAGATCATAACTACCATTGATAGAACTATTATCTCTATCTCCAACCTGCAAAGTAACGTGGTCAGTGTCTTGAAACTGTACTCCTGCTTCCGTGAGAATACCTTTAAAAACCGCCTCAACTATATCTCCTATCATCATGTTCATTACAAACGTTGTGGGTCTTGGTAATGCCTTCTCAGGCTGGTTCTTTTCAAACCAAAGCTGACAAGTAGGACGCCCAATGTTGGACATCCTTAGTTTAAACTTGTCACGTTTATTACCAGAGCCAAACTGTCGCCGCAAAGCATCAGCAACTTCAGTGGCGACACGTTCAATGGTTCCGTCAGACATCTCTGACTTACCATTGGCAGCATCCTGAAGGTACTGATGTATTGCTAGTTCAGCAGGATGATCCATTATGCAAACTCTTCCATGTCTGCATCAATAATATCATCCACGTCACCGAATGGAATGTCATCGTGCTTATGGACGTTTTCATCCCATGCATTTACGATGTACTCATTATAGTTTGCGATCCAAGCAAGGAAGTTTGTAAGAGTTTCCTGTGCCTCTGCATCCAGATCCAATGAGGTTGTGACGTCCAACTCCAGATCAGGCAGGAAGAAGCTACTGCCATTTGGCAAGTTGCGTTCCTGTGTACCTGACTTGATGGTGTGCATAGGTGGAAGCCTACGCATCTTGGCAAGTTTGGTGAAGATACCGCCAGCCATTTTAAATGCATCACGGTTTTCAATCTCCCAGATAAATGGGGTATCTGCCAGTTCCTTATCGACAGGATTTCCTTGTGCATCCACAGGATTTACCAGTGATACAGTACCGAACATTACACGTACACGTTTGATCTGACGAATCAGATCTTGTGTCTTCTGTGGTAGTGCCTTGAAGTCTTCAATCCAGCCAGCAGGTTTACCACAGTTGAACCCACCGTCATTGTCCTTGAGATCAATGTTCAGATTGTCAGCCATCACAGTCTTGACGTAACGATTGGGTGTGGAATTGTTACCCATGATGAATCGTTTGTACATAAACCGTTGTACGTATGGACGAATGGTAGCAGACTCCGCATAGTAAGTCGGACCATCTGGAATCTCCAGCTTGTATGTCCCGCCAGAGACTACCTCAAGCTTTACCTTCTTACCATTAACCTCTTGCTCACCCATGATAGGTGAGTGGTTAATACGTAACCGTGCAAGCGTTGAGCTATCACGTGAAGGTTTACTGTCAGCAGCCATACCCATTGTTGCTGCCATTTGATTGTAGTCTGAAGTGTTGAATGTTTCTACTAGTGTCATATGTTTCTCCTTTTCGTTTTAACAGAGCTATAGTTATATCAGGCTACGTCCTTTGTGTCAAGCCAATTCGGACCAATCTTTGCTTCTAATAGCAACGGGACATTGAAGTCCAAGTTCCATCGTTTGTTGACCAGTGACGTAAGTACTTCATTAGTACGGCTAATGATCCGTAGTACCTTCTCCTTCTCGTTAGGGTGTACGTCAATCACAATACTGTCATGCACTGTGTTGACGATACAACTGTTAAGTTTATTTATCTCTAGCATCTTGTCGATGTATATCAGAGATATGGGTACAATGTCAGCAGTAGCAAACGATTGTACAGGATAATTTTTTATCTGTGTGAAATATGTCACACTTCCATTACGTCTACGTTGTACGTCAGGAAATGCAAACTCACGACCAGATGGTGTAGTGATCTTGCCTGTGTTCAATGCTTCGCTTGCTAGTTTAGTATGCCATTGAGCAATGCCATTGTATTTCTTGGTGAACTGTTGGTAGTACTCAGCTTCAGCCTGTGTCCTACCGAATCCACTTGCACCATATAAAGGGGCGAATGTGTGTGCCTTGGCTTCCTGTCTGGACATGTGTTGACCTGCATCACTGATAACCTTTGCAGTGTATGCATGTACATCAAAGCCTGTAGTCACCTCGTCAATCGCAGTCCTGTCCTGTGATAGGAACGCAGCCACACGGAACTCAAGCTGGGCAAAGTCAGCTTCCATTATATTACCACCTTCCCAACGTGATTTGAATACACGTTTGACAGGAAACGTACCACCACGTGGCATGTTCTGCATATTGGGATCTGCACCTGACAGTCTGCCAGTACTGGTACGATGCTGCAAGAGCCTGACGTGTAGCTTACCATCAGGTTTAACGAAGTTTGAAATGCCATCTACAAAGCTGGACAGATACGTTTCTATAGCAGACAGTCTGCGTACATTAGACAAAAACTGTTCTGCCTCTGTGTTACCCTTGCTACGTGCAATGCCCTCAAGGAATACGAGATTCTCCTTGCTTGTGCTAAAGCCATTGGCACTGATCCACTTGGCTGTAGGTGCCACAAACCTTAGCCCCGCCACAGTAGTGGTATCAAGAAATAAAAAGCCAGTAGCGTCACAATCAGGACATCTATTAGTTCTTGCATATGGTGTTCCATCCTTCTTTAGTTTTCGTATTTGCCCATTACCTTTACAGGTATTACATTGCTTTGCTTTCTGCTTGTACAGTATGTCACTGCCACTACGTACCTGATGTTTATAATCCTGATCACCCATGTATTCGTCAAACAGATCAGCCCAAAACTTCTTATCCTTTGGCTTGCGGCTGTAGATAACCCAAGACAATTGCTCTGGGCTGTTAAGGTTGATAGGTGTGTCGCCCATCAGTTTACGTACCTGTGCCTCAAGCAAAGCCGTAAGAGTGTCACGTTCCTGTGTAAACTCTTGACGTACTTCCTCAAGCACAGACATGTCCACAGAGAATCCCCGTTGGTATATACGAGCAAGACGTACAGCAAGCTGGTTGGTAAGTTTGATTGTTCCTTCCAGTGTACTGCATTCCTCGTACCTCATCCGCAAACGTTCATACAGTTGTTGTGTAGCTGCTAGGTCAGCAGACAGGTAGTCAGACAATTCCTGATAAGGCATGTCACGTACTTGCTTACCAGCCTTCAACCATTCTTTCATGGTGTCTTGCTTCTTTGTGTCAAGCTCATAGCGTTCTGCACATGCTTCCAATGACACTGGGTTTGTAGTCTGCCCACGTTGAAGGACATACTCACCAAGCATGGTGTCAAAGATAGGACCATTGTACGTAAAGCCAGACTCCCATAACCATATAAGATCGTGAGCAGCATTGTGCATGATAAGAAGAGGAGCACGGTCAAGTAAGTCTTGTACTATCTGTGCTCCTCTGTCGGTGGGGGGATGCTCTGCGTGATCGAATGTCACAATAGCTTCGTTTCCAAGATCATCTAGCATACCCACCATAACCAATGTATTCTCAGGTTCAAACGGATCAAGGTGTAGCTTGCCGTTTCGTTTGGTCACAGTGTTTTCTACGTCGAGTGTTAAGTGTTTCATTCGTCTAGTATTACCTCATTTGCATACAAACTGTCAAGGTGCTCGTGAAACTCTTTGTCGTTAGCATACATTTCCATTGCAGTTACTGCTTCTTTCAGTGTTAGATTGGTACGCCTCATTGCTGAGTGTAATATAATCTCTTCTGTCATAGTTGCTGTATTCATATTTTCACTCCTCGTTCAAACAAAACTCACAGAAATCACCTGTCGATACATTTCCGCAAGACACACATTTACTTTCACCATACATGTTCTGTTTGGCTCGTTCTTTCGCCCTCTGCCTTTCTTCTTTGGTCATAGGGCGTATCTCTTTTAGTGGGATACCGAATGTGTACTTACCTGTCATGTAAGGTTCTCCGTTTTATCTTGGCTATCCCATGACCCTTTAGAAGATACTGGTGGATTGTTTTCTCCATAGTTTCCGTACTCATCAAACCTCTCATCTTTGTTGTACCTGATGTGATCCTCAATGAAGTCATATACTACACCCATATCTAGCTTGGCTGCTGCACAGTACATCACCAGCTTCAAGCCTTCCTCTGTGAGTAACCCACGGGCATGTGCATCCATGTGAAACTTAAATGTTGCACCACCATCTTCATGTTCTTCTACGGTTTCAACACCAATAATACCTGCATCTTTACTCATCATTCTTCTCCTTTACCCAAACTTATATTCTGTCAAGCCATCTGTCAATGCTGACCACGATACAGGGAATAGCTTACGCATTCTGTCACTGATTTGTGTAGCAACTTCCCTTGTCTCTGCCTGTGTATCAGAAGCACAACGCAGGTTACACATATCAGCAAAGGCATCAAGGCTACCTGACCAGTACCACTCAGTCATGGTTGACTGTGGTAATACCATACGTGCTTGCTCTGGGCATACACCTTCATTAATAAGTTGCTTGTAAATCATCAATGACCGTGTGTTGTGGTAGAAAACATTTGCATTGCTTATTACCTCACCCTCACTACCCTGCTTCTTGTCAGCACTACGTCCACGCCATTCTGTTGGCTGATAAAACTCAGGCTCATCATCGACATATCTGCGGCTGATCTCATTCCAACGTAGGAACTTATGCTTGACTAACTGTCGTGCCACAAAGATAGGAGCCTTGACATGGAAGCTGGCAAAGCAATGCCCAAAGGGTGACATGTGTTTGTGCTCTGCCAGATAGTTTATAAGCTTCTCGTCCTTCTTCTCAAGCTCCCATTTACCTATCACATTATCGACGCAGACCATGCCTGATCGTTTGCCAAATGACACACGGGCAGCATTTACTACTGTAATATCACTACCCATATGACCAATGTACGTTGCTTCTATCATGCAATATACCTCGCTATTTTGTATTCAAGTTCAGTGTGTACAATACCGTGCCACCCTGTGAGTTTGTTTTTCACAATGTTAATGTGACGTTGGTTGTCTTCTTCATCCTGCCCTTCGACAGTGGCATTTTTAGAAATCATAATCATCAGATCAGCTTCTGCTGCCTTACCTGTACGACTACCTTCCATCATGGATTGGTTCAACACAACCTTGCCCTCTGCTTCAGCAGACAGTTGGGACATGTAGAATACTGCACAGTTGTACATCTTTGCAATCTGTCTGGCATGTATTGCATTAGCCTTTAGTGCTTCATCAGGACGTGCAAACCCACCTGTCTTGGCGAACTTATCACCCATGTCTAGGATTACGATGTCAGGTTTGTACGACTTACATACAGACTCCACCCAATTCATGTCACGACCTGTCGCATCCTTGAACATGATGTTACCACGTATACGATCAAAGATGTCGGCTGCTGTAATCTTGTTCTTACTGATCTGGAACTTGTCCATGCCAGTAGCGGCAGTGATGTATCTATGTGCGACACGGTGATACCCTTCCTCGTTGCACAACACTATGCACCTTGCACCTTGCCATGCAAATCCATTAGGACCAGCCACAAGAGAGGCATGGAATGATGTCTTACCTGTATTTGGTCTTGCGCCGACCTCAATCAGGTGTCCTGCATTGACGCCCTCTATCTTACGTACAAGAGTAGGTATGTTGAATACCCACTGAGACTCAAGGTCAGTCATTGCAAGTATCGTATCAAGACTAGTGTCTTCCCATGTAACTCTTAGGTTGGGAGTGAAGTCATCGCCATACTGTTCAAGCAACATACGTAAAGGCTCAAGACTAGACTTGTCACCGTTCACATAGTCAAAGCCAAGGTTGGCAATGTCCTCGCCAACTACCTGTTGAAACAGTTTGGATAGAACTTCCTGTGCTACGTCACCGCCCATAGGCTTCTCACGTTTCACCTGAGAGAACAGGTGTGAATATGCCTGTTTCTGTGCAGTTGTAAGTGTAGGATTGTTAGCCATGAACAAGGCTTCAATCTCATCTGGTGTTACGGTACGTTCGTAACGGGTCATAGCAGTGTCAATGGACTGCTTGATCTTACGTACATCCTTGCTGAATAGTCTATCAGGGCAACGAGCACCACGATGTTCATCGTAAAACTCTTTGTCCATCAAGCTACGTATGAGGGATAATTCCATTTCATTCTCCTAGCGTTGTCAGTTTCATCATGTCGGTTGGATTCCTGTACTTGAGGTCATCCAGTAGGTATAACACACGTATCTGTTTCACGTGTGATCGTAATTCTTTTGCAATTGCCAAGGTCTTTGGTAGTGCATCGGGGTCTAGGGCAATCACGGCTGTTGAGAACTGTGATAAGTATTGCTTATGTCCCTCTGATAATGATGTACCCAACACTGCTACCCCGACATATACATCATCATCTTGGCATCCAGTTCTGTCTGTCGCACCTACAATAGCTGCACTCACACAGTCCTCAACAACTACAGCAGTTTTACCACATCCGTAGGTGTATGGCAAGCTACTATTTCCATATCTTTTCCACTTGGGTAATTTTTTTGACAGGCTACGACCCGTTGCATCCACCATTACATTGCCCTGCATAATAGGGAACACCACACGATGTTCCTTCACATCGTACAGTAGACCCAATGCCTTGGGGTCAAGCCCCCACTGGTCACAGAATTTACTGATTGCATCATAGTCCTGTACAATCCAATCAGGTTTAGAAAAACCTACAGAGTGTGTTTCTTGTGCAACACTGCCAAGGGATTTACGTATGTCATCTGCAGATAAATGCACACGTTTACCCCCAGACACAGAGCACCCAGCTTTGTAACAGTTCCACACTAATGATCCCATGTTGTTAGTAACAGTAAACGTTTTGTACCCATTACATTCAGGACAATTCATACGTTTAGTTTCACCATTACTAAGTGATAGATCATTAATTATATTTCTTACACTCATATGTATCACTTTCTATGTTGTTCGTTTCACTCAAGGATACAGATACATTACGCATTGTCAATGCATTATTTGCACTGTCATAAGAATGTTTCAGATAAGGCTTCACTGAAGCCATGTGATTGTGTCCTGTCACAGACATGATCTGGTTTATTGGTACACCTTTTTGATCCATCTGAGTTACTCCAGTTCTACGTAAGTCCATAAGACGTAGGTCTTCTGACAGTCCAGCTAGTCGCATGACCCGTCTACCTACTTTAGATAGGCGTTCCATAGCATAGGGATTATATACACCAGACACAGGTCTAGGGTGCGGTGCCACATACTCTTGAAATCCAAAGTCATTACGTTGTGCATTCAGCATCTCTGTCAGATCATCAGATATGGGTAGTGTCACCTCTGCCCTGCGTTTACTTTGCTCAAGAGATAGCTTCTGCCTATGCAGATCAATGCTCTCCCACTTGAGATTACGCATGTCTCCAAGGCGTTGACACCATTCATATGCCATCTGTACGATCAACCCAATGTTTCTGTATTCAAACTCAGAGTATGCAACGTCAAGGAACTTGATTACATCTCCATGTGTCCATGTAACTTTTCGTTGCTTAGGATTCTTACGTTTGATGTTAGCCCAAGGATTCTGCGTAGCATGTTCCATCTGTATGGCATAGTTGTACACTCTGCTTGCACAGGTAGCCGCATGATTAGCAAAGCTTACACCACGTTTGACCCAATCCTCATAGGCTTGCTTGGCAATCTTGGTTGTAACCTTGTCATACCTACGCCAGCCCATAGTCTGATGCAGTATGGTCAGGAAATATCTGTAGTCAACTTTAGTTGTATCACGTAACATATTGAAATCATTAGACTGATAGTAATAGTTGATCAGATCTGTGACCTTGCTGCTTGGCTTGATACGTATAACAGAGAGTTGTTCCTCTCTCCATTTGTCAATGTTATCATTGTGTTGTTTAACTATCTTACGAACCTGCTTTAAGTCTGACCCATAAGACTCTCTTTTTACTACACCTTCATCGACTAGTATCTGTGGTGGATTGAAACGGTAGGAGATGTCACCCGAAGATGACACCTGTTCCTGTACGTAACGTGGAAGTTTAGGCATACTCATCTCCTTCATAACAACTTAACATAAGAAGTTCCTTTTCTGGCCTGTACATTATACGACTTTTCACCCATGCAGATTGCTTTTCTGCGTTCCTTACTTCAGCTACCATAGTAGAACTAAGTTCTTTCAACTCGTCTTCATCCCAATAAGGCATACGTAGAGCCTTCTTGTACTTCTTTTTTAGCCAAGTATGTACATGATGTATGCGTTCCATCACACTGAATAACCTAAGATTGCTTAGTGCACTATTACACTCATCACAAGAGGGGATCTTATAGAAATTCATTTCTTTCTTGGCGTCTTCATTTGCACTAGCAGTCCATGATATAGGTGGAACATGATCTAATGTGGATGCAGGTATACCACAGTAGGTACAATTGCCATACCGATTACCCCTAGTTTCATAGAGGTAATCGTATTTAATTAGAGAAGAATTTCTATAGTTTACATGATTCATTTACGCAGCTTCCAACTGAATGAATCGATCATCAGATACCCACTTGCTCACCTCTTGCTCACGGCTGAACATGCTGATAGCCTGTGTGTCATTGCCAGTATTACGCAGGTTGAACCCGTTACGTTCATCAGCATAGCTGGCATAGTTTGTGAAGGCAGAATACAATGCCCACTTGTTGTGACCACGTGTGCTTGCCTCTGCACAGTACAGGCTGTACATTTTCTCTGCCTTACGGCGTGATGAAATCATTTCCTCAAGCAAAGACTTGATGTCCACATACTTTGTGGAAGTCTGCGCCCACACCTGCATCTTGGCAGTCTCTTCGTAGAAGTCACGCCGTGCACGTACCAGTTCCTTGATGAAACCGTCAAGTGTAAAGTTGGATGTGTTCTTCTTGCGTACCTTATCGTACTCACCACGGATCAATCCGTTTGTGCAGAAGAAATCAATAGCACCAAAGAATGCTTGGTTGCTGCACGACCCATCAATACCATGCAATGATATGATACGATTACCCAACGTAGTTGAGTGCTTGTCACTGCTAATCTCCACCTGCATGTCAGGCAGTGTAATGTCTAGCATAGACCATGCACCACCACGTGCAGACCGCCACTTAAAACTAGCATTCGCCATCTCTGATGGGTCAAGGTTCTCTGTGATTGTATCATACACACCACGGTAGAAGTCACCGTGTGATGCACATGTAAACTTGTCACCGACCACACCAAGGTATTCACCTGTGTCTCCATTGATGACATATTTCTTGTCCTTAACTTTGGTAGGTTCAAACTCTACATTAAAATCAAGGTAGTGTGGTACTTCGAAGTTTGTAATATCAAATGGCATATTTGTCTCCTTTTCATTTGTTATAGGCAACTGATGCCCTGTTATATCATACCCATCATCCCTATACTAGTAACGATAAGCTATTTGTAATACTTGTGTGTCTTTAGTGACACAGTTTTAGTCAGTGCCTTTGCCCAAAAAGGTTTTACATAATGGGCATGATAGTGTGTCGCACCGTCTGTGTTATCAGGCACAGTCCCATCAAGCACATCCTGTGCAATCAACTGAGACAATGCCCATGCTTTCTTTTCATATGGGGTGTCAGACTTACCGTCACAGTACCAACTGAATTGGCACTTGTGTTTGCCCTTGCTATATCCCTGCTTCACAACAGAACACACATCGTCAGGCCATCTGTCTTGTGCCACACGGTTCAACACTACGTGTGACACTGCGTATCCCTCAGACATAGGACTGTTACGTGTCTCGTGATATACGTTAAGTGCAAGGCACATCAAGGCTGTACTAAGCATAAGCCATCTCCCAGTTTTGGTATTCAAACCAATCAGGCACATCACGTTTAGTCCACACCATTTTAAACCTGTGTTGCTTTGTCTGATAGAACTGACGATAGCTTTGGATAGGCCACGGTCTACCTGACTTCAGGTCAGTGTGTTCACTGAAACACTCAGGGTGCGGTGTGATACCACCATTAGGCACATACTGTGCAGCATCTACAAGTGCATCATACAAACGCCATGAGGCATGTACCTTACCATATCTGTGTGTGTATTCACGGCACATTTCACGAAACATATCCAATGAATACAGATAGTTAGCACGAGTTTGCCCTGCCCAGATAGTGCATGGATGCTTCTGATGTACTGCACGGTACAGCCCTACTTCTTCTGCATACTCTGGTGCATGTAACCTAACGGTAGTACACAACATTTGTGCTTCTTCTAGTGGCATCTTGACCACATGCTTGTCACACAAGTTACGAGCACACAACTCAGGTGAGTAATTTATAATAAAACGGTTCATGTTTTATCCTTTCGGTTGTGGTAGTTTGGGTGGTGGCAGTCCAGACCAATCGTCACACGGGTCATCATGCGGCATCGGTGGCTGCTTGTCTGATGATGTTGATTTGTATTCTGATACCATCATGTAAACTCTCCGCATCTGAGGTCAGGATAACTTCGTCACCTGCCTCTGCATATTGCTTCAGCTTTTGAATGCTGATGCGTTTGTCGCCACGTGTGGCACTACGATAAAACTTTACGTTTGCCTCTGTGCCATCGGCATACTCACCGACCACAAAGAATGCGGAACGTTCCGTCTTACCTGTGTCAGGATCTACATGCTCAGTCGTAAAAAGGGGATCGTCATAGTTCATGCCGAAGTCATGGTCTAAAAACTGTTGCACAGACTTGTTGGCATCAATGATGCTCTTGTCCAGCATCGTCTTAGTCAGTTTTATTTTTGCTTCCATAGCTATTACCTCTCAGTGTAGTTGCATTGGGGCTGGAAATATATACCCATAGTCATCGTATTCTTCTGCTTCATACTCAGTGCATGAGATAAACTCTATCTCACACTCTGGGTGTACGTGCTTTGCCATAAGCACTGCCATGTTACAGGCACTGTGCCAATCAATGATGGCTGGGAAAGTATCATCAAGTGTGATGGTACTCTCCTGCCCATCAATCTCAAGCACAATTTCGTATGCTTTAATCGTCACAAATACACTCTCCTCTGCATAAGTCAGGGAATGCTGCACGTAATTTCCATTCAAGTGTGGACAGTTTACGTGCATGACGCATGTCAATGTCAAAACATTCTCTGATGTTGGTATCCATATTGTCCAACAGATTCCACACTTTAGTGATTGCCTCACGTTGTGCTTGCGTTAAACACAAGGCTGCAGCATTGAGTGCCTTATTCTTTTCGTCACGTTCTTTCTCCCACTGGGTGCGGCTTTCTTCCATTTGTTCTGGTGTCATAGTCATGGTCTTGCTCCTTCTGCATATAGGTATGGTCTGTCTCTCCAATCGCCAACCACCATACTTGGTTGCAACTGTAGGAATGCACGTTTAGCTGTACGTACTGGTGTAGTGTCATGCACATCAACGAATGTATCAAACTTGTATGGATTGTACATGACTAAGGTGTAGTCCAGATAGTTTGGATGATAGTCTGGATCGAAGTCATCAAAGTATGTAGCTTCACCACGTACAAAGGCATGGACATTCTTCTTGCCTTCACGCAATACACGTTCACGTCCAGATTGACGTACTACAAACTCAGGGTCACGAATGTGTACCTTGTCAGTGTGTAATATTACTCTGCCCGTTCTAGCTGAACGGACAGACCACACATATTTGTGTAAGTTAAAATAGACTTCAACTCGCATTGATTATATCCTTCCTCTCAAGGCTTTAGGTTTTTTAGGTGTAGTTCTTTTGGAACTTTTTTCATTGACTCTATACGGTTTACACGATTGTAACATTGACATGTCATAATTTGTACCATTCTTTTGCGGTATTCTATGCCACACTTTTACCATTTTAATTATCGTCATTGTACTTTTTCCTTCAGGAATTTAAGTAGGCATACAACAATATACATTTGTATATACACAGACCATATGCCTATGGAGTTTACGTTGTCTTTATCGTAGCCCATGCTTACCAATGTACCAACGGTCACTAGCATACAGACATAGGCTACAATAGGTGTCAGTATTAAGAACACTGTGCCAGTTTATTGTCAATATCTTTCAGCCATGTAGCTGCCTCTTTGCGTTGACGTAACAGATCGGCACGTTCCATGTTGTACTTATTCTTGATAAGACCTTTGGTCTTGAGAACTTGCACACGGTATGCAATACGATTGGGATACTCATTTAATGCCTCTGCAATCTGTGCCATAGTCATTTCATCCCACAACTCAAGGATCACCTCATCAATTACACAGTAATTGTATGTGTAAGACACGGCTTTCTTCATGTGAAACGTATGCTCTGCATACAGTTCTGGGAAAGCTGATTTTACTACGGGTGCGATGTTTTCATTTGAGTTTGTCATTGTGATAGCTCCTTATGCTACTGATTTGCGAAGGTTAAGTTTAGTTTTACGTGCGATCTTACGTTCACGTTTCCAATCGTCATCACGTTTAGGTTTGTCAGACTGTCCAACATTGGACGGTTTCTTGGTCATCTTAATGAAGTTCTTCATTTCGTATCGCATTTAGTTTCTCCTGTTTGCGGTTACGTTTTGCCTTACCACCCTTTTTGGGTGGCACGACCTGTGGTGATTTGCGTTCCTGTAACATAGCTTTAGCTACGGGATTGCGGTATGTGATAGTACGTTTCATATCACAATTCCTCTGTGACTACACGAAACGTGTAGCCTAGTTGTTTGATTAGCTCAATGTCACGATCAGTCAACGTAGTTGTACCTGCAATTTGTGCAAGTGTTCGTGATGTGCTACACTTAGGGTACACTCGACGTGTACCGTAAGATGTTTCTACTGATACTGAAAGTATTTTTTCCATTGTTAATGCTCCGATAAGTGTACGACAGTTGTACGGTTGATTGTCTTTTGTGCAAAGCAACCTGCCTTGCAGTCCATGCAGTGACCCTTCAAACCCTTGTGAGTTTTGGGACACTTGAACATACGTTGACCATTGGGTGCAGTGGTACGGTCATCATCACCAAAGAACATGATGTTCCAACCTGCATTCTGCATCCACTCCCATTCCTCATCCGTGTTAGACGGATCAAACGACGCCTTGATTGCACAGTTTGGCAACGTCATAAGCAATCCTTCAATAGCCAATCGTAGATTGACATTGCGCCATGCTCTTGTGGGTATCCACCATAGCACATCGGGATTGTCCAGACACATTGCTCTGACACGATACACATCGGCAAGAGTTTTGAATGCCTCACCACGTGTCATGTGGCGTATACGTTGTGTTGGTTTGCGTTTTTTGGCAATCCATTCTTTGACCTCAAAGGCACTAAAAGTGCTGAGTTTTTGCCACACAGTTTCACAACGATCATCACGTAATGCCATGTGTTTGTACATCTTGTACAGCTTCATGTTGTAACATGTAGCATCACAGAA